AGAAAGCCTAACGGAAAGATCGTAGTAGTAAAACCAACAATAGATGAAAAGACTGCTTTAGCAGAAGTTCGTATGACTCAAATTGAGGCTGCTAGAGGAATGATTGTTCCAAAACAAAGTATTAGAACAATGATAGATCCAACAGATCTTACAGGACAAAGAAAATTTATTGTTATTGAGTCACCATATGATCCAAGAATTGCAGCAATGGATGGCAAGTTTAGTAAAACTGACATGGTTAAGCAATTGGTTGGGTCAACACTAAGAGGAGACAAGGATCTACAACAGGCAAATGTATCTGGAAGAATAGTAGCAGACGTTGGAAATGCTGGAGCATTTGATAGAGCATCTGGCTTTAGAGATTACGCCAAGACAATGCCAAGCATGGAAGAGCAAGCAATGATTAATCTTCTTGGTGTAAAGGGCGGAGCAAAAAAGTTCTTCGCACAAGAAACTGCACCTGTCGCAGCAAAGATGACTCCAAAAGAATATGCTGATGCAATTAAGGCAGAAATAAATAGTAATATTCCTAAAGTAGAAAGACTTATTAAGTCTTGGGATGCAGATCTCCTTCCAGAGGAAAAAATTGTTTACAACAACATGCTTGCAAGACTTAAGGCTGGAGAAAAAGTAGATTGGGAGAAATTCCAACCAATTCACGCCAGCGCTGCTCATGGTGTTATAAAAGCAGAAACTGGTATTGGTTCAGGTGCACGACCTCCAGAAATATTAGAACAACTTAGCAAATATGAAATTGCATCTGTAGAAAAAAGTCAGGCAAAGATTCATGAACTAAGAACAAGTGCAGAAAAAGCATTTAGAGCAACACTTGGTTCTTTAGATTCAGTAGATCCAGTTAGATCAAACATAGTAAAGACAGCCTGGGATGGTGGAGTAGTCCCTATACCTCCTTCTGGTAGGGATAAAAGTTTTGCTCCAAGACAAACAGCATTCATTAACGAACTAAGCAGAATGACTCCAATCGATGTAGATGGAGTAACAAAGTATCTTCACCCAGACGACTTAGATTCATTTAAATCAGATCCTAACGGTAGAGCAAAATATGCAAGAACAAAAGAACAAGTAATCAATAACGTTCTTTACAGAATGGGTGCTATTCCAAATGATAAGGGCATATTTGTTGATAAGGGAGGCTTTGAAGGAAGCAGGTTTGCCAGCGTATCAGCACTCAAAACAGATCTAAGATCATCTAATAAGGGCGCAGGTGGTGGCCGAGGAGTACTTTCAAATATTGTTCGACCTGCAGCAATGAAACTTTTGGATGAGTACGGAGCAAGAATGAGAGAGCCTCTAAAGACTCAGGCAGCAATAGATATGAAAGCACTAGGATTTACTGATGCTCAAATTATTCAAAAACTAAAGCCAGAGTTGTCTCATATAAGTGCAACTGGAAATGCTGGAATCGGTGGAAGAGATGAGATAAAGTTTAAGACTGGAAATGCACAGTATGACACGTTTGCTCTTAATAGATATATCGGAACTGGTTCTTCAAGATTCCAAGATATTCTAAAGTGGAATAATGGTGGTAACCTAAATCCACTTAAGTTAAACCCAGCACTTTTAAGTGAATATCAAAGAGCAGCAGACTTTATGGCAACTGGATTACATCCAGAAACACCAGCACAAAGATCACTTGTGGCAAGAGCAGCAGAACTCGAATCATTAGCAGCAGATTACAAGGCAAATGGTGGCAAGACTCCTAAAGTAAAACTGCCTAGAAATGCGGGAGTAAACGCTAAGGCATTACTTGCCATACTTAGAGATCCTGCAATACAGCCATCAAGAATGATTAATCTGGCAGCAACTTCAGCAGATGAAGTATTTGTTGGTGCAAAAAAGGGAGAAAGCGTTGTAGATGTTCCATCAAAAACTGTAAAGAAGGTTGGAGACAAAAATAGTACTCCTATTCCAAGCAACGTTGTTCCTGTAGGCAAAAATGGAAAGCCTACTTCAGATGATGTTCTTGTAAGAAAAAATAAATCACAAACAGTAACAACTCCATCTCAGACAAGACAACTTGTGCGTGTACGTGGTTTTGAAACGGGAGACGGCAGCGTAGTAAGAAAGACACGAGGACTTACTAACCCAACAGTAAAACAAGGACAACTAGCATTACAGATGCGAAGTAGAGGTCTTAGTCAGGCACAAATTGATAGAGCGCTTAGAAAGTTTGCAGAAAATGAATTAAAGGCTAAAGAATCCCAATCAAAAGCCTCTGCCAAAGCAGCAAGAGTTGCTGCAGCACAACAAGCAGAGCAAGCAAAAATACAAAAATCACAAACTGCATCAGCACAAAAAGCATTTTTAGAAAATGAACGCAGAGCACGATTAAATTATATAATGGCAACTAATTATGATGCTGCAGTAAAAGAAGGACAAAAAAGAGAATTAAAGAATCAAAAACAAACTGAAAAAACAAAGATTAAAAATCAAAGAATAGCACGTCAAGAAAAAGTTGGTAGATTCTCTGGCGGTGCTTCCATGGCTCTTGGAACTGTCGGTATGGGGCTCATGATGTCTGGAAATACAAATGCTGGAATGGCTGTATCGGGAGCATCAGCACTTGTAGGAATGGCTCCAATGCTTGCTGGTATGGGACCATTCGGCCTAGCCCTGACTGCTGTAGCAGCAGTTGGTGGAGGTCTCTGGATGTTAGATCAGGCATCAAAGAAAGCAGCACAGTCTCAGTCTAAGCAAGTTGATGCAACAAGAGCAACAACAGAAAAGATGAAGGCTATTGGAGCAATGAATAGCAAAGTCGGAGCGTCTGAAATTTATGCAAGAAAAAGACAAGAGTCAGTGTCCGACAGATATTCTTTTGGTTTTAAAAGAGGAAAAAGCCAGTATGGATCAGAGTTTTTAAAGGAACAAGTCGGAAAAGACATGATGGCTGGAATTACAGAAAGCCTAAAGTCTGGATCTAAAAATACTGCATCTCAGGTAGCAGTAGAACTTGCTGGTTATATTTCTGACGGCATATTGACTGCAGAACAAGCAAACAGTATTGCTGACCAAATTGGAATTGAATTAGGCAATACCACAATGGGTGCAGATATTACTGGAAAATTGCTACAGTTGGTTGGTCCAAATGGAGAAGATTTATTAAAAAATCCACTAGAGGTAAGAGTTAAATTAATTCAAGAACAACAAAAAAGTACTATAGATGTTGTAAATCAATTACAGGAATATTCAGATAAAAATAAAAGTAGTGACTTAATTGTCTTTGACGGTAGTAATACTTCCGATGGCAAAAGTGCTGATTATGATGTTGAACAAGTAAAAACATTTGCAGCCGCTGCAGCAGCATCAAACATACAAGATTTAGAATTTAGTCAAGCACAAATAGATTCTTTAAATCTTCAATACGATAACAAAATAAAAATACTTGAAGCACAAAAGAAAGCAACAACTGACAAAGCAAAGCAATTAGAAATTGATGGAAAAATTAGAGATGTAGAAAAAGAAAGAATATCTGAAACACGAACCTTACGATCAGGCAATAAAAAATTTATGCAAGAGCAACTAAGAGCGTTTAAGGCTGTACAGACAACTCATCTTTATGGATCTCAAGCACAAATAGAGACTTCATTTTTTGAAGGATTAAAAACTCAGGTTAGAGAAAAGTACAAGGATGATCCAAATCAGACTGCATTTTTGGAAAAATTCTTTGAGGGTGCAAAAAATGCAGGTAGCCAAGAAATAGAAGTTAAACTTAATACCCTTGTTGGTTCTGGTCAAATGTCAGTATCAGCATCAGTAAAGTTGATGGAAATGTTTGCTGGAGATGAAGAGGGATTAAACAAAGTTCTTAATCTTACGACATCAGTGTTAGATCCTGGTAAAGTAAATGAGTTTATAAATCAAGTTGATACATTAACAGACCCTGGCGTAAAAAAAGAAATTGTTGTGGCATTAACAGCCATGGCTCCAGAAGAGTCAGAAAAGATCATTGCTGCTTTTAACCTAATGAAAGAATTAAATCCAGAAATAAACATAGAGTTCTTTTTTAAAGACGGTGGCGCAGCAGGAATTGGAAAACTTCAAAAAATTGCAGACAAACTTGAACTAGTTAAAGACATAGATATTCCTGTAAAAGAGTTTTTATTAGAAGCAAAAGAAATTGGTGGAGTAAGCCTAGAGGGTCTTGATGAAATTATGGAAAAATACAAAAATCAACCAGACTTTATCCACAAAGTAGTTCTTTCACAATTCATTGTTTTAAAAGAAACAATTACTCCAGACCAAATTAACGCAGAAAAGAAAAGAATGCTGGCAGGATATAAAGGAAATCCAAGTGGAGCCGAAAAATATTCTGAATATCTAAACAGTCCAGAAGGAACTGAGGCTGCAAGAAAATCAATCACGAACAGATCAATTGCTCAGGCGGTTAAAAAAGAACAAGATTCAGTCGAAGCAGCAAGACTTGCAGCAGAAAAAGAAGACAGTGTTGGTAAAACTGACCCATTTCAATGGGTTTTAGCAGCACTAAAGAATGTTAGAAATGCTGCTATAGATGCAAAGGGTGGCATTGAAGAACTAAAAAGAGCACTTGCAAAGGTTGGTCCTAAATCTGTAGGGGATAAGTTTAAAGGAATAGATCAGCAACTAGTTGCTCAAGGACGTAATAAGCAATTTATTGATTATGTTATGGGGCTAGATCCAACAGAACAGTCAAACTATTTTACTACAGCAGGGGCTAAAGAAAAAAGTGGTAAGAACAAGGGAAGAATAAAAGACCCATATAACAAGGGTAAGTTCTTGCCAGAAACAGCCAAGCAAGGAGATGTAGTATTATCTAGCCTTGGAAAAACATATAACAGTTTCTTTGATGCAAAAGTAATTGGAGATTTTAATGCTTCAATGGGCAGATCTCTTTCATCAATAAAAGATCAAGAGAAAGCAAGAATTAAATTAGTTGCTGCTCAATATGATTCTGCAACAATAGAGAGCCTTTTGTCAGATGAATACACAACACAGTTAATTGCTTCAGGTAAGATAACAGAAGAACAACTAAAGCAAAATGTTGAAATTTCTAAAGAACTTCAGAATAGACAAAAAATTAATAGTCTACTTTCCAGAGGTACATCAGAATTACAAAGACAAGCAGACATGTCAAGAGCAGCAGCAGCAGCAAAGTTCTTGCGTAGTCAAGGTGTTTCAGAAGACGGAGTAAGATCAGCACTTGGAGATGCAGGGATGCTATCAGAAGCAATTGCTGCTATGGACCAATATAATTCTTCTGCTGGTATGGCTGCAGGAACACTTAAAACCATTGTTGATGGACTTAATGCTATAAAGGCAAACTCACAGATAGATTTAATTTTTAAATTTGCAACATCAAATGTCGCAAGCCAGATTTCTCAGGGCGCAGAAGCAGCCAAAAAGATAATGAACTCAAAGGCAACGGTCTATAAAAATTTATCTGCCGAAAAATTAAAAAATGCAACTTCGGAATACAGAGATCCAAATAAGCCTGCACAACAGGTTGGTAAAATTGCAACAGCAACTGTAGATGCAAGGTACGCAGCAACAAAAACTCCAATACCAGTAATAGCAGAAGGCACAACTATAAAGAGTCTTCAAAAAGCAATGGACGTTAAGGCCAAAGAAATAAATCTTTCATCTTCAAATGTTAATAAGGCCCAAGCAGCAGCACAAGCAGTAAGAGACCAAATTTCAAAGGCAGACAGTGCTTTGCAGTCAGCACTAGATAGCGCAAACGCTGAGGTTGATAAAGCAATAAAGGGAGTCCAAGATGTAATCAGGGGTTACGAAAATCAGATCAAGTCAATAGAAAAAACTATAAAGTCAAGAGAAGACCAGATAAAGAAAAGATTTACAGACAAGATAGAAGCACTTAATAAAGAAAATCAAATGCTAAGTAATGACCTTGCGATAATGGACAAGGCTGCAGAAGATATTAATGAAAAGTATGACAAGCAGGTAGAAGCACTACAGGAAGTAAACAAACTAAACCAGGAAATTATTGACTCACAAGGACAACAGTTAGATCTTGCTGATGCACTTTCTCAAGGAGATATAGCAGCAGCAGCAAGAGTTGCAAATGAGATGTCGGCATCTTATGCAAACAATCAAGCAGACACAATAATGCAGGGTGTTGAACTTGCCAGAACTAACGATTTGTCAGCGCTAACTGGTGCAGAAAGTGGTCTGACTGGAGATGCCATTTCAGAGAGACAGTTTGCAATAAGTCAAGAGATTTATAAACTAGAAACAGATCCTGCAAGATTAGCAATAGAAGCAGAAATATTAGCATTAAACGAAAGCATCTTAGCAGTACAAGACCTAATTGTTATACAACAAGAAAGAATGGACAGCATTGAGGCTGGAAGAGCAACCATCCTAGCAGGAATAGAAGCATCTCATGCAGCAAATCTCAAGGCTCTAAATGACTCTTTGGTACCACTTGATGCTGCGGTTACAATGCATGAAGGAGTATTGAAAAAATTAGAAGATGAAGCAGCAGCGCTAGAAGCACAAGAAGGATACTTAACTGCCATTGCAGAGGAAGCAGTTAAAATTGACAATACTACTGGTATGACTCTTGAGGATTGGGAAGACACAGAAGACAAAGTAAAATCTGTGGAGGAATTAGCAGAGGCATATGCGACTTCAACTCTTGCAGCACAAGCAGCAGTTGCAGCAGCAAGCAAATCTTGGGGTGAAATTTTAGACACTATTAATTCAATTCCTGATAGTGTTGAAACAAAATTAGTAGTTGAAAAGATTGAAAATATAATACAAAACATTAAAACCAAGTATACTGATGATGGAAGTACAGCAGCAGCACAAGCAGCAACTGATGCAGCAAACAAAGCAACTGCTGATGCTCAAGCAAAAGCAGCAAAGACAACGGTAGCATTAAGAAAATTAACTTCTGGACAACCCCTTACTGATGAAGAAAAAGGACTTCTAGGTATATCTGTAACTAAAACAGATGATGGTTCCGATCCTTCAAAGGGAACAGATGCAGATCCAAATATTTATGCAGAAAGAAATGCTCTTTATGCTGCAGCAGCCAAAGCAGCAGCAGATGAAGCAGCAGCAAAGAAGGCAGCAGAGGATGCAGCAAAGGGTGGAATGTATGATCCATCTGATCCAAGCCATCTAGGATCATATGAAGATGGAGTAAGACTAATCGGTGACATTGGTAGAACTCCTCTTAGATATATGGGCTATTGGGAAGATGGTGGAGTTGTATATAGAAAGGGTGGAAGTACTCAACCAGAGTTTAAACCAAAGGGAACAGACACAGTTCCTGCAATGCTTACACCTGGAGAGTTTGTAGTTAAAAGGTCTGCGGTAAAGAAGTACGGATCAAAATTCTTTAAAAACCTTAATGACAAAAAGTATCCAAAAAAGACTGCAGCAATAACTCCAACCGAAGTACTTGATATAATTAGAAACTTTGGTTCTTCTACATCAAGTAAATCAGAGACTGCATCCACAACTCCAAAAGAAGTACTTGACATAATTAGAAACCTTAATCCTTCATCAGATATTAAACCAAAGTCTGCCTACGATGCTAACAACCAGCCTACTGGAAGTCCAACTGGAAGATACTGGGGAGAATTAGAAAGACTATACGAAGGCTCTCCAATAGGGTTTGATAAAAATGGAAAGCCTATATTCAACACTACAGGAAAAGATCCATGGGGCGGAACAGAGATTCCAGGACTTCCATTTAGTGGCAAGGTAGCAAATTTCTCAGACTATTTCCATCAACTAGCAGAGCAACCAAAAGAGTCTAGTGGCCCTGGAATGGGTATTGATAAGACTCCAGACCGTTATGCAGGTTCTGGTGCTTCTATGGGTGGTATTGGTAGTGGCGTATATGGCATGAGTGGCCTGCGGATGTTTTCTAGGGGTGGAATGGTTCCACATTACTTAGGAATGTCATCAATGGGGAAGAGCAGTGGCAAAACATCTCAAAATAGTTTACTTCCAGGCGTACGTGAAAACAGATACCAGTATGGTCCTGGCAAAACCAGAGATGGATTTGAACCAGGATTTAGAAAAGAGCAATTTGAACAAGTTGCCAACTTCTTTGGACTACCATCAATTGCTAAGACTGGCTACGATTTGGCAAAGTATGGCGGTATACCAGGAATGATTCAGGCTAAAATTGATGGTAAAGAAATGAGATCTAATGCTGGAGATAACTTAACGGCTGGACTATCTGTTATCCCTATTCCTTTGATGAAATTATTAAAGCCATTAGGAAGATTTGCCAGCAAGATAGTTCCTCAAGGTGTAAAAAACTTTATTTCAGATCCTGTTAAAGGCTTGGGTATTGACATGTTCAGTAAACTATCAGCCAAGTTAAATCCATCAGTATCAACACCAACTGGAAGTTTAGTAGAGCAAGGCCTAACCCCTCCAACAAACACACTACCCAAAGATCCAAACCTTTGGGATGATAATTATTTTTCAGAACCTTACGTCCCAACCAAGACTGAAAAAGTTCTTTCTTCTCTTGCAAATACAGGAAAAGTAGGATTAGAACTATCTCATTTAATTTATAAAACAAAGTATGGGATAAAAGATTTTGTTGGTGGTGCCAAGAAACCAATAGAGGGCGCATGGAATTACCTTGACCCAAATAAACGAGCAACATATCCACCTATAAAAGCATTTGGATCAGCACTTACAGCACCACTTGCAAAACCTATTGCTAAACTAGCAAAAGAGTTTAACCCTTCCGCAATTAGTAACTTAGATACAAACTATAAGGATCTGTCATATATACAGAGATCTATGATTCCAAAAGGTGGAAGTAGACATGAAGCCTCATACAGTACCCTGTTTGAAAATATTGGATCTGATATTGCAACCCCAATTAAAGCCAAGTTAACTGGCTATAAAGATTCAGTAAAATCAAGAGTAGACGAGAAATTTGGAGATACGGGGTTTCTATGGAACTTGAAACGTTCACAAGACCCTGATTATACCCCTGAAAGACAGGCGGCCTACCTGAAGCAGGCATTTGTAGAATCAGTTCCAGGACCATTAGGTGCATTACTCCAAATGAAGTTGGGTGTTCATAGATCATTAAAAGAAATTATGGATTTCCCATCTCCCTTAGAAAGAGAATTAAAGGCAAGAGTTGATCCATATTCAAGACCTATGGCAGCACACGGTCCAGGACTTTATAGTTCAACTAGCGACGAAACATCAAAGATTTATACTAATTTCGGAAATTTTGAATATGGCGTATCCTTAACACCAAAGGCAATTCTTAAAGTATTAACAGGCAAAGGTATTCTCTCCACAAGGCAAGAAAAAAAGTTTGCACTAAAGTACCAGAAAAAAACTGGCTTGAATTATACACCATCAATTGATAGTATGAATTCTGACATAACAGATCCATACATGCAGGCAATTCTTAAGGCTGGCTATATTGGGTACAGAACTGGAACTGAGTTTACAAATTGGGGAATAGGAAACATCCCTGGAATGCATCTAAAACCTATTGCAACTCCAGACACCTTTATAAGAAAAGTTGGTGATGAATATGTTACATTGCCAGGATCAGCGATTACCAATCCTGCTAAACCAACCCTAAACTCAGTCTCAGAAATTGGAACTAGCAAAGCATCAGTTGCAAACCTTGCTGGATCTGCAGCAGTCATTGCTGGACTAACTGGTCTTTCTTTATACAATGCATTAAGTGCCAATGCAGACACCTCTGTTTTAGAAGATACTGTTTCTAACAAAGTTAATAAAAATAGTGGTGGACTGGGAGGAAGGTTTGCAATGCAGGCACTCTCATCAGGAGGGTTGGCAAGAGGAACTGACATAGTCCCAGCAATGCTAACCCCAGGCGAGTTTGTAATGAGTAAGTATGCCGTTGAAACCCATGGGGCAGATACAATGAAGGCAATAAACAATGGCTCATCAGTAGGTGACTCAGTGTATAATTATAGTATTAATGTGAACGTGCAGTCTGATTCAAACCCAGATGAAATCGCAAGAGCAGTGATGACTCAAATAAGAAGCATTGATTCACAAAAAATTAGAGGAGTTAGAGTTTAATGACAAACAACCTATATATGTCTGGCCGTAAGAAATATCAAAGACCACAGGCAATGCTCTTTGCAGATAACCAGGGGACAAAGATTGATGGATTCCACATTCCATCAGGAGACGAGATAGGGTCATTAGCAGCCTCCACAGACGGATCTGGGGAGTTTTTAATACTCTCTGATGATAATAGGTCTCCTATAGCATTTAGTACCACCAGAATAGAAAAAAGGGAGAGAATGATTAATGGCCGTATGAGGTCATACCACATTGCAGATAAACTAAGAATTGATGTTTCATGGGATATGTTACCATCAAGGGCATACGATACATATGCTGGCTTTGATTCAAATGGAAATCCAGATCTTGCTAAGACAGTAACAAGACAAAGCCCATTAGAATTTACAACAGATGGAGGAGCAGGCGGAGCAGAACTTCTTGAATGGTATGAAAACCATAAAGGATCTTTTTGGGTTTACCTTGCTTACGACAAGTATACTAATTTTAATAACGATCCACAGACTGCACAAGATGATAGATTTAAAAATACAAATAAGTACAATGAAGTTGTAGAGGTTTTTTTCTCAGACTTTACTTACTCCGTAATAAAAAGAAGTGGTCTTAATTTTGACTTTTGGAATGTTTCTTTAACACTGGAAGAGGCATAATGTTTCAAGATAAAGATCTGCTAAATCATATAGAAACAAGTTCATCTATTGATACAAAGTCTTTAGTTGTACTTGAGTGGAATATGAATATTGCTACAAATATATTGGAACTTGGAAACTACAGGTATCGTCCAAACAGTGCTGACTCTATTTACAGAACCATTCCTAATACTTTTGTTAAGGAAAGCAAAACATCTTCTCCAGCATTTTATTATGGAGCAACGGATGCAGATGTAATTGTTGATGGTGGATTTGAAGACAACGACGATCCAGTACTGCTTTCTGCTAACAAAGATAAACTAAAAATGTTGTACTCCCTTGAAGATTGCTTGAAATCTTTTAGGCCAAGATCTGGAATTAACAAGGCAACCTTCCTTAATGGTAAATTTTTGCATAGCCCAAATATCAATATGGCAAGAAGACCAAGATACTATATGGCAGACAAGAAAGATCCATTTAAATACTGGACATCTTTTAGAACAGAGTCTGGAACAGAGTATGGAGTTTCTAATAAAACTGTAAACGGAAAGCATGCAATTGAAGACACTGCTCCATTTGTTGTTTATAAAGAAAAGGTTCCAGCAAATAGAATTGTTGTAAAGATGCAAACCAACGTTGGAGATTTTAATTCTGGAAGATATTCAAACAATAGCGAGTCTTTCTTAGACCCACATTTTGGAGAATCAAATCAAACTACTCCAGAAAAATGGAAAATACAAGTATTAAAGAATAATAGTTGGTCTGATGTAATATCTTTTTCTGGTCAAGAAAAAAGAAAAGATGGAAGCCCTATCATAGGTTCTGACGGCTATGTTGAATTATCTTATGGGCTAGTTGTTCCAAAGATATACTCAGATATTTTTAATGATTGCGGAGAACTTTCTTCATCAAGCCTTATACCAGAGTTTGGAAACAAAGAAGGTGATGCCTTTTTAATTATTGAAAATTCTGGACAGGCTGGATCATATCACATATGGTATAAAGAAGAATGGAAAACATTTATTCCAAACTACTCTTGGCAGTTTAAAGAATCAGAGGCCGACAGTTCCGCAAGTTTTGTTACTGAGTTAAGTAATCCACCATCATATATATTAAATGGAGCAAAGAAGTATAAAGAGTTTGAATATATTTCTGGAATAAGAATTGTCATTGACACTATGAAAAACTTTGATTCTACTTTTGATTTAATAGAATTTTCTCCAAGGCTTGCTGCAGATCTTTCTGATATGGTAGAGTCTTTTTCTATAAACAAAAGTGCCTCAGATCTTGGAGTTAGTGGGATGCCAGTTGGACAACTGCTTGCATCTACTGGAGATCTTTCGCTTTTTGATTTTGAAGACTCGTTTAATCCTTTAAACAAAAATAGCATTATCTCTGGATATGTTTTAAAAAATATTCAGGTAAAGATATACGAAATACTAAAAGATAGTTTAGGTGTAAACTACTACGTTCCAATTAAGACAATGTATTCAGACGGATTTCCTAAAATAGATAATCAATCTAAAAAAGTAGGCTTGACCTTAAGAGATCTGTACTTATATTTTGAATCACAAACAGCCCCAGAAATTTTAATGACTAACGTATCTTTGAGCGTTGCTGTTTCAATACTACTAGACTCAATTGGTTTTTCTAATTATATTTTTAAGAGGGTGGATGGAGAATCTGAAATTGTTATTCCACACTTCTTTATTCCTCCAGACAAGAGCGTTGCTCAGATATTAGAAGATCTAGCACTATCCACACAGACGGCAATGTTCTTTGATGAATACAATAACTTTGTCATGATGAGCAAAGATTATATGATGCCAACAACAACTCAAAGACCTACAGACCTAAATCTTTACGGATCCTCCGACTCTCAAAATTTTGAGGTAATTAAAAATAAAACAACAAAAGACAAACTGTCAAACATTATAGAAATTACTGCACAAGACAATCAAGTATATAATGATGGAAAAATATCTTATACTACAAGAAGCATGCAAAGAAGCGTGGGCACAATAAGAGAAGCATCCCTTGTTGATAATGAAAAGTCTTGGATATACAAGCCAGTTCTTCTTTGGGAAGTTCAGGGTACAGAAAACACAAAGTCAATCAACTCAGAAGTTAATGACATGTCAAGTTATGCCCTTGCTGCCATTCCTTTGAATTCAGATTTGACTGCTACCCCACCCAGTGTTTCTGGTGGCAGGGTAATTGATAATATAATCGATCTTGGAGAAGCAGTCTATTGGGTAACAAGATATAATGGATATTTTTATGCTAACGGAGAAATAATAAAGTATGATGCTGTTGAATATAATGTGTCAGGGTATAATAATGTTTGGATAAGTAGCGTTCAAGAATATGACAAGTATTTTTCATCAGTACCATTTAATGGAAAGATTTATCCAACAGGACGTGTAAGAATTTATTCTGAGCCAAACTATGAAGATGTTGGCAGCCTAAGCAGATTAAAAAATGGAGCGGTAGCAAAGCATGGAAGAGGTCAGTTTGGAACTCCTATTGTTAGTCACTCAGCAGGAATAGATCCCTATTGGTCAAACAATGACAATCTTCGTGGATGCAATATGGAGTCCAAATATTTATTTGCAAAAAATCAAACACTGCCTACAACCTCTGTAGGACCTGCTGGAGTTAATATTGATGTGACTTTATTGTCAAATACATTTGCTCAAAAATCATCACGAAATGGAATTATTAAAAACACTCTTTCATCAAAATATATTTCAGAGTCTGATATCAATAGCATGACGGTTGCAAAAGTGGGAGCAGTTCAGTCTTCTGCTTTAGTTATAAATGGTCCAGGGTTTAAAACAACAGAACCAGCAGCCGACTTTATTTCTTATGTATATAAGCCACTACTAAATAGTTTTAAGCACTTTGGAACAAGAGTTAGGGTTATAGGAAAAATTGATGACAACCCACAGCGTGGTCAAACTGCAGTGGGAGCAACAGATCTTTTTGTTGTTCCAGGCACAACCGCAGATAAAGACATAAAAATATCTGGTGGATCTGGAGGTCTTGGAGTAATGGTTAATCCAGAAACAAACAATGGATACTACTTTGAGATTATTGCTTTAGGTGCAACAAGCCTAAATGCAAAAGAAAGAGAAAATGTTAACAATGTTATTTTTTATAAGATAGAGCAAGCACCATCAGGATATAAAGCAGTTCCAACTATCTTGTATCAAGGTCTTGCTAATATTCTTGTGGATGACGGGAAGTTCACTGGTAAATACAGAATGTCGGCAGAGCAAAACCCAACAGTCTATGACCTTTCTGTAGAATATCAAGATGTTGCCTCTAGAAGAAAATTCTTTTTATATATAAATGGAAATCTAGTTGCAACTGTTTTTGATGATAAACCCCTTCCAGTGTACAACAACCTTGCACTTTTTGTAAGAGGATCTTCCAGAGTAATGTTTGAAAATGTTTATGCTTTAGCCAATAACTATTCAGAAAATACATCGTTTCAACTAAATACGCCAATATCAAATGCTTTTGGTCAGGGTGAAATAAATGCAAATGAATCATTAAGAAAGTATGCAATGAGTGGGGCAGTGCAGTCATCATACCTTTCAGGAATAAGTTCTTCAGAGCCAACTAAGTTTAGTATGTACTTTGATGAATTTGGAACAATAATGAGAGAGGCTGCATCATTTGATTTTAAATATGACATTGCCTATCCAGCACTCTATGCAACAATTGCACCAACCTTTAATAGTATAAGAGGATATGTTATTTCTGGATTTAAAGCAGGAGCGTACGGGGCAGAGTTCTTAGTCTTTAATGCTACTGATAGAATTCTTAACTTAGATGAAACTAGTGGAAACTATTTAAGAATACAGGGTGTAACATTTACTCAGCAATCATCAAACACATATAGTGTAGATGACTATTTCTTAAAAAATAGTAATCTATCCGATCCACAGTTTGAAGAAACTGGATTGATAACTTCTGTAAACAAGGTAGCAAGAAATTATCAAGACATAAAAACAAGCAGAATGCTTTATGGCAAGAAAGACTTTTCTTTGGATGTTCCATATATTCAATCACAAGATGATGCAGAAAATTTAATGTCTTGGTTGGTAAATAAAATAACAAAACCAAGAAAGTCTTTAGGTCTTAAAATATTTGCAAACCCAATGATTCAACTTGGAGACATCGTGTCTGTAGACTATGTTGAAAATAGTATTGACAGGGTTGCACCTAAAGATTCCAGATTTGTTGTGTACAATATAGAGTATGCTAAAACAGTTAATGGTCCAGAAATGTCAATATTTTTAAGTGAGGTTGTATAATGGCAGTTGAGGCAACAGCAAAACAGGCTACAGCAAAAGAAAAGGTTGATCCAAAAGAAGCAATAAAGGTTGCATCACCATCTTTGATTCAGTTAAGCAATCCGAAGTTGTCAGATGAGGCAATGGTTGAGATTGGTTTTCAAGACATTGGAGGCCATGAATTAATAAATATATCAAGGTCTGATGCTATAAATGGGCAGGACATTATCTATAGCATTGTTAAAAACTTAAAAAACATATTGCTTGAATATAACTCTAATAATATTATTAAACTTCAGGGTACATCAGATAACTATTTTAAAAATTTTCCAATAAGACTTGAGCAAAAGTTGCCAAAAGATGGCACTGGACCCAATAAAGAAACGGTATATATTGAAGAATCGACTGGAAGCCTTATAATAAACTTAGTAAACCTTGAAAAAGGAGAGCAGGTTGAAGTAGAAATAATTAACCAGGGAGAGACTTTTGATGATACAATTAAGGTTAGTGAGGTGTAAATATGATAACTAATACAGGTCAAGGAATTTTAGCAAAGTATCTTGTAGGGCAGGCCCCTGCTTATGCTTCATATATTGCCATTGGCTGTGGAGCAAAGCCTGTTCCATCAGACCATGTTTTTTCTAATGAGGAAAATGATGCTATAAAAAATAAAAAGAATTTAGATTTTGAGATGTTTCGTGTCCCAATTACATCCAGAGGATATGTTTTTGAAGACGGAAAATCAAAAATTGTTTTTACTGCAGAACTTCCAACACCAGAAAGATATGAAATAACAGAAGTAGGTCTTTGGTCTGCAGGATCAAACCCAACAGCAGGATCAAATGACAGTAGAACAATTTTTTCATTTAGCGATGCTGAAAACTGGCAATATCATGGAGCAGGTCAGCCAGCATCTATTGAGTCTTATGAAGACGAACTACACTCAGGAAATAATGTTATAAATAAGACAGACATTGTTTTTCAAACAAATGCAGACAACCCAATCTTTACTGATGATGATCGTGAGGCAAGAGGAGAAAGATGTAGATTTTTAAACAATATGGTGGTTGTCCGTGGAGACATGTCAACTATTAATGTTTTGTCAACTGGAAAACTTGAAATCAACTCATCATCTAAACATATACACTTAACAGGAGCATCTCTGGATTTTGATAAAGCATCACCTAAAGATGAATTAAGACTGGCATTTTCTTTAATAAACAAAGATGGCGAGTCTGCTGTTCAACCAGATGAAATAAGAATTATGCTAGAGTTTGGACAAGGAGATTCCCACAACAATGGACAGGATCCAAGCAACACTAGTCAGTATGCAAGGTTTGAAACTGTTATAAAAAATTCTGATGCCGATGTAGACTTTGCTACTGGAAGATATTTTATTTCTGTTAAAAAATTTGAAGAGTTAGTTAAGAGCACTGGCTTTACTTGGAATGTTGTTGATGTAGTAAAGTTCTATGTATCAGTAATTGACAGTTTAGGGGCAGTATCTGATGATTACTATGTTTGTTTAGATGCCCTGAGATTAGAAAACACGACATCTTCAAATCCACTTTACGGACTAACTGGATACTCAGTTATTAAAAATACAAACTCAAAGCCAATTCCAAAGGCTCCAAACACCACAAACCACATTGAGTTTAGGTTTGGTCTGGATGTTTTGTAGTGGCTGACCAGGGGATCAAAAAGGTTATAATTAAAAAAGAAGATCTTCCAGCCTTTGGTGGAGAGTTGCAAAACTATTTGGTTAGATATCGTGTGATATCAGAAGACAAAAATAGAACATCTCATTGGTCTCAATACTACGAAGTAGATGTTGTTCCTGAGATAGATAGAGATAAAACTACAAATGGAGAACCTACGCCAGAGCCTTGGATTTCACACTCCTTGTCCACAAGTGAAAACAAACAAATAATCAATATCGTTTGGACTC